CAACGATAGAAAATCTAATAAAGAATAAAGACAAGAAAACAGATTATTTCGATCTGTTGATTGAATCCATAGGATCCATACAAACTCAGAATGAAATAATAGAAGCAGGAACTGCTTCCAAGGAAAATATAACAGAATTCGTAGATCTGCTAACAGCGGATCAATATCGACACCTGATTGATTTCTTCAAGACTAGTCCCAAACTGGAAAAGGAAATAAGTTATACAACATTAGATGGAGTCGAAAGAACCATCATTCTAAAAGGACTCAGAGATTTTTTTCAATAAGCCTCAGTCACACGACATTGAATAGCATCTTTAAATTAAATTTTAATCTGATGTATATTCAAAAGCAAAACCTAGCAGACATAGAAAATATGATACCCTGGGAACGCGACATATATGTGGAACAACTGAGGCAGTACATAGAAGAACAGAATCTAAAGACACTACAGTCAAGAGCAGACCACTATGCCAGATAATCAACAATCGAAAAGAGATATAGCAAATTCAGAACTTGATACAACACTCGGCACTGGAGTTGTTTCAATTGCACCACCACCAATACCAAATTATAATGAACTTCAGTCAACAAATAGTGGTGGATCTGGAACTGGAACTGTAAACAATTTCAATACGACCAATGTGACTGTCAATTCCGCTGGCAAGGCATTACCAACCACAACCAATGTACCAGATCAAATAAAAAAAAACTCATATCAACCATTGCCAAACTTAACAGATGAGAAGTCTCCAAATCATTTCGAAAGAATGAAACAGACATATGTCGATCAGAGTAGAACTCCTATGTTGCAACTTGCTGGTCTTGGTAATTTCCACGATCCTGATATATCAGACTATACATTCTCAGAATCATCAATGAAGCAATCTAATGGAAAATTTGCTAAACAGTTAGAAATACTTCATAATATAACCAAGCAGTCTTTCTCTAATCAAGATATACAGGTGACAAGTCCATACTCATATCATGATAATTCCACTATGGTGAACAATACCATGAATGGAAGACAGGAATACAATATTGAAAATCTCAGCATCTCCAACAATGTAAACAACAATATGGAAATTGTAAACGAATTGGCAAGACAAAGAGAAAGATCTGAAAGAAAAACAAACGAAAATATACAAAGAGCTGTTGATCAGGCAACACAATCACAGGTTCCAAAAGATATAGAGGATGCAGATGATATTGAAGCAAGTTCAATGCAACCAAAAGAAGGAGCTGGATTATCTCCTTTGGCAAATAGAAATTTCAAACCAAGACAAGTATCAAATTTAAATCCAACCATGAGTACAATAGGATTATTCATAGACAAAATGAACAGTCCCCCGAGTTGGAGGACTGTTCTTGGTTAAGTTGAGATGTGCTAATCAGTTTTCAGCGAGTTTCTGGAAGTAACTCAGCGCATCAGACTCGTCATCGACATCCTGTTCTACAGGCTTCTTTGACTTGAGTGATGGTTTCTTTTCCACCATCTCTTCCGCTACATCTTCAGCAGTCTTGGTAGCATTCGGTGCTGTAGCACGAACATCACCACCAAGTACTTCCTGCATCCGTGCCTTAAGTTCATCGTAGGACTTAAAGTTTGATGCGTCCAAGAATGGAAGAAGGGCATGTTGAGACTTCCAGATCTTCTCCAACTTAGCATCGTCATCCGACAGAGCAGATGCGCTATCGAACTCTGACTTATCGTAGTTGGTGAATCCACCAACCTTACGGATCTTGATTCGGAAATTTGCACCCTTCCAGAAATCAAATGGATTGATTGGATCTTCATCGTTGAATTCAGGCTTCATTGCTTCCTGAATCTTCTCAAAGATCTTGGTTCCATACTTATAGAGGAACACCTTACCCTCGTTCTGAGGATTTGCTGGATCGGAAACAACATAGATATTTGAGATATAAGTCAACTTACGCTTACGAATACGCGCAAGATCCTTATCCGACTCAAGACCTGAATTCCAGAGTTGGTTATTAAGTTCTCCAACTGGATCCTTCTGACCGATGGTTGTCAGAGAATTCTCAATATACCAACCACCTGGACCTTGGAATGCATGGTTGTATACCTTTGCCCAAGGAACATCTTCACCATCTACTGTCGGAAGAAAACGAATGATTGCAAATCCGTTACCCGACTTATCCTGTTCTGGTCGCCAGAAGCGATCATCCTTAAACCCTTCCTTCGCCTTGGTCTGGTCATCCATCTTCTTGATAAGATCATCAATACCCGACTTAGACTTCTTCTTAAGATCTCCAAAACCCATAAAACCTTACTTTCCCCAAGGATCTACCTTGGACTAAATTACTCAGTGGGAACTCCCCACCTCTGTATTATACCATAAAACTGCCCAATGTCAAGCAAAGGGCAGTTTGTTTTTAACCTTTGGTAAAAGATTTAAATCTCTTCCCTCCTGCTCAATCTTTTCCAACAAAGGTTGGGTTAAAAGTTTAGGAGCAAGGGAAAAATCATACGAGTATTCATCAAAATAGTGAACAACCGCATCGATATATGTCGCATTGGTTTGCTTCACATAATTTTCTATTCTTTTTGAGAAATCTTCTTTTGTTATCTTGAATATCATGATTCCCAGTATACCCGTAAAAAATAAATAGTCAATCAATAGTATATATAAATGTAAAAGGAAATAATTTATGCCATATACTTTTGACAACATTGAGATCACAATAGCAACTGGAACCGCTGTCATAGCTACCGATTATGGTACTAGCGGAACTGGTTTCACAGCAGCACATGCTCAATTGTCGAAACTTGCTTGGGGTGATGAAAATTCTACTTATCGTGTAACAGAATCTGCTCCTCTTCCCATTAAGATCTATGGTGCGACTGGAGCAACATTACCTATCTCTGGAACTGTAAGTGGAACTGGAGATTTCTTTGTAAGAACAAATCCAACCATTCCTCTTATTATAAAGGGTTCAACCTTTACAACCGATGCTCCAGTAGCAATTACTGGATCGATTCAAGGTTTAACTAATGGAATTCCTGTTGGAGTTACTGGAAATGTTAGTATAATAAATGCTATTTCTATTTACGGAATAAGCGGTGGAACAGCAATTTCTGTTACTGGTGGTAGAAGATTAAATTCAACTACCGATAGTGTAACTGTTTCTGGTACTGTTGGTATATCTGGTGGATTGGCAATGTCTTCTGCAACTGATTCCGTAGCAGTATGGGGTTCAGATGGTGGAACAAAGGTTCTAACTAAACTTTTTTCTGGAGATGGAACTACACTTGGAGTTTCTGGTGATGCTCTCAAAGTCGCTGTAACTAATGCTGGATTTACATTCTCTGTTTCAGTTTCAGCAACGACTGGTGTTACTAATGACACATCGACAGGTGCTCTTAGAGTACAAGGTTATACTGGAACATCTGGATTCCCACTCACAATCAAGGGAAGTCTTGCTGGTGGTGTTGTTGAAGTCGGAGCAGTTAATGCAGTGCCAGTTGGAGTCTCTGGAACAGTTTCAATCAATGATACAGCACTGATTGCTGAGATCGAAAGTTTGAAGACAAATATTGGAACAGTTGCAACAAATGCAGGATATGCTCTTGATATTCTTAATCTAATGAATTCAAGCGGAAATGGAGCAAAGGTTGCAGTCAGTTCAATCACCAGACCAAGCAAAGTTGTACATGGTCAGAAGAGTCTAACCACCACTCCAGTGATTGTTGGAACAGAATCTCTAAGAACTGGAGTGACAATTAAATCTCCATCATCCAATGCAGTTGACATCTATGTTGGAAACTCCATATCAGTATCTTCAACAACAGGTTATATCCTAAGTCCAGGAGAATCGATTTATCTTGAAGTTTCCACAATGGGATCATTGTTTGCCAGAACTGCTTCATCCACAGGAACTATAGTTTATATTGGAACATAATGAGAACATTTAGATCGACCACATCATCAACTAGAACAAATAACAAAGAGAAACTTGTCTTTGTTAGGGAATCTGTTCTATATGGTTTGGTCATTGAAAATGCAAAGGTTGATAAGACTTCAATTAACAGAGGAATAACATCAACTCCAACTGTTGTATTCTATTCCAATAATACAAGATGCTTGATTGATTATACAAATCAAACCAACTCTGATATAGAAATAAAGTTAGATGAATACTTTTCACAGATAGACAGTGGAA